TTCACAGCTATTCACAAAAGATTACACAAGTCTCAGAAAGAAGAGTTCCGATTACTGGCACAAATTAATTATGACTTCTTACCGGATAATTATCCTTATGAAGTTATAGGTGGAGATGTATCTATATTTAAAAAAGACTTTGATGGTAGAGTAGATGTATCTCCTGTCTCTGATCCTAACATACCTAGTAGTGCACACAGAGCAGCCTTAAGTCAGATGGCTCTATCTCTGGCACAACAAACACCTCCGGGTACTTTTGATACAAGAGCTTTGTATCGTGAAGTACTATTAGCATTAAACTTTCCTAATCTGGAACAAGTTATGCCACCGGAACCTAAAGCAGAACCAAGAGATCCAATGGGTGATATCATGGCATTAAGTCAAGGACAACCTATTAAAGCTTATCCGGGACAGAATCATAAAGCACATATTATCTTTAAGACTGCATTCATGGAAGACCCAGCAATAGGTGGTAATCCTTTAATGGCTCAGGGTAAACCTCTTCTTGAAGCTAACATACGTGAACATATACTACTACAGTACCAAGAACAACTTGGTGGTATGGTACAAGCAAGTGGTGTTGCTAATGATCCACAGACTATGGAAATGGTTATGGCTCAAGCTGCACAAGAAATTGCTCAAGCTAATATGAATATGCAAGCTGCTGTATCTCCTGAACAACAAATGTTATTGAATGAGAAAGCACGTATTGAATTAGACCAACAGAAAGCAGAACTAGATGCAGCAAAAGATGCAGCAACTTTAGCTATTAAAGATCGTGAAGTTAATCTTAAAGAAGATGAAGTAGCTATTAAAGCTCTGGATGCAGCTGGTAAACTTGAAGTAAAGAATACTGAAGTAAGTACTAAGTATGCTGAGTTAGCTGCTCGTCTTGCTCTTGATGCTGAGAAGCAAGGAGACGAAAGAGATGAGAGACAAGCTGAAAGAGCTATAGATAACTTAATTAAGATTAGTGAAGTGGAAAATGCTGATGCCCTTAAAAACAGGTAAGAGTAAACAAGCTGTTAACTATAACATTAAAGAACTTATTACTGCAGGTTATCCACAAAGGCAAGCTGTAGCTATAGCCATGGATAAAAAGAAGAATAAAAAGAAAGGTAAAAAAACATGAAAGGTGTTAATCATTATAAAAAAAATGGAACTTTATTTAAAGGTAAGAGTCATAAGATGCCAGATGGTTCTCTTCATACAGGAAAGACCCATACACAGACTTCTCAAAAGTTGTTTCATTTAAAAGAGTTAAGTGCAACGGCTAAGAAAAAAGCTAAAACTTAATGGACATGTTTGACGAGATTAAGGATGCTCTTGATAAAGAAAAAGAATACTTAAAAGATATGCTTGCATCAGGAGCAATAGAAGACTATAACCATTATAAGCAGATCGTTGGTACCATAAGTGGTATTGAACTATCAAAGGATAAACTTATAACAATAATAAAAAAAAGGATAGAAGATGACTAAAATGGTTTGGATAGCGATTGTAATAATTGCTGGAATAATAATTGGTGGTGTTGTATTTATGAAGCCTTCAGCTGAAGTAGAAGCTGCAGAAATAAATAATGGATACAGTACACTTCCGGGTTGGTCAGCAGGTTATAGATATTATTTTGATATGGACGAAGACGAGAAAAGTAAAATGAGATTGTTCGGAAAATATAAACAAGTAAGTGGTAACACTATTAAATTTGGTTGGGACAGAGAAACTGGTAAAGATCTTAATCAGTTTGATTCTAACATAGACGATGATGGTATTATCTTCTTTGAACAGGAGTTTAAGTTTTAATGATGAATCCTAATATGGGTAACTCTATAACTAATGATGACTGGATAAGTGAAGAAGAAGTAGCTGACCCAAAAGAACTTCCAAGTATTCCGGGTTTTCATATTTTAATTAGACCTGTTACTGCAAAGAAAAAGACTAAGGGTGGTATTATTATTCCTAGTAAACTACAAGATGACCTTTCTTATCTTACAACTGTAGGTAGAGTTTTAAAAACAGGTGACTTATCTTACGGAGATGAATCAAAATTTCCTAATGGACCTTGGTGTAAAGAAGGAGATTATGTATGCTATGGTAAACTAACAGGTACTAAGTTTGTTTATCAAGGTGTGAAGATGTTATTAATATATGATGATCAAGTATTAATGACTATTAAAGACCCATCAGTATTGGACACAAGCATTAACTTAGTTGCTTAAGTCTATATTATATGGTATAAAATAACTATGCGTAATCTTAGTATTCGCAAACTATGGAGAGTAAAATGGCTGAAGAAGAACAATGGAGTGAGATAGATACATCTAAATCCTCTGAAAATAAAGAAGAAGTATCTTTTGAAATAGAGAACGAAGAGCCGGTAGAAAAATTAGAAACAGTTGTTGAAGAACAGCCAGAAGTAAAAGAAAAAGAAATACCAGAGTTAGAAGGTATTAATACCGATGGTGCTGAAAAAAGAATTAAGCATTTAGTAAAACAAAGAAAAGAACGTGAAGAAGCTTTGATTAAAGCCCAAGCACGTATAGAAGCTTTAGAAAAAAATCAACAAGAGATTACTAAAGGTTCTTTAAATCTTAGAGAAAATGCTAATACTAGTAATGAAAAGTTACTGCAGCAAAACTTAGAGATGGCTAAACAAGGTTATCTTGATGCCTATGATAGTGGTAATAAAGAAAAGATGTTAGCTTCTCAGGAGGCAATATCTAAAGCACAAGTAGACTTAAATGATATTAGTAAAGATAAGAGTAATCTGGAACGTGTTAAGAAAGAAGTAGAAGCTCAACCATCTCAAGGGATGCAAGCTCAAGCCCAACCTCAAGCTAACCAACAACAAGAGTTTGATCCGGTGGCAGTAGAGTGGAGCAAGAAGCCAGATAACAATTGGTTTGGACAAGATCAAATAATGACTGCCTCAGCATTAGCAATTGATTTGCAACTGAAGCAAGAAGGATATGATCCAAGTTCATCAGAGTTTTATGAAGAAGTTGACAATCGAATGAAAGTTAATTTCCCTCATAAATTCGGGGAGGGTCAACCGAAGAAGGCCCCTCGACAGGTAGTAGCAGGAGGGTCACGAACTCCTCCCACTTCTAAAAGCAAGAAGGTTACATTAACTCAAGAAGATGTAAGCTTAGCAAGGAAGTGGAATATACCTTTAGAGAAGTATGCAGCCGAGAAGCGAAAAGCAGAAACTTCAGGTGAATATACTAACATAGATCGTGGATAGAAGGGTGCAAAAATGAATAAATCACGTAATACGGAAACAAGAGAAGAACAAACTAGAGAGTATACATACGAGGAACCTAATCTGTTAGATATTCCAGATGATGTTTATGATCGCTTTTTAAGCCAAGGACTGGCACTACGTTGGATACGTATATCTTTAAAAGGAGATGATGACTATAAAAATGTGGGAAGAAAACAGCAACAAGGTTATGACTTTGTAGACCCAAAGGAAGTTCCGGAAATGTTACCAACGTCTGTCGTGCAAGACACAGGTCGCTATAAAAACTGCGTTGTTCGAGGGGATGTCGCCCTTGCCAAGATAGCCAAAGGACAAGCAGAAGCCAGAAATAAGTATTATCAAGATAAATCAGATAGTATGATTGATGCTGTAAATCAGCAATTGATGTCAAACTCTGACTCTCGTATGCCTATTTCAAATAATAGCAAGAGTAAGACTACAGTAGGAAGACAACCAAAGTTTTCGTCTTAGTGCTGTAATTTTTTTTTGTAACTAACTAACCACACGAGGGAGATAAAGATGTCAGATACTGCATCACCAAACGGACTTGTTCCGTCTCGCAGATGGGGTAGTGCGTCCAACTCTACAGGAACAAACATGTATAATATTGCTAGTGGTTATGCCACATCAATGTATACTGGTACTCTTGTAGAAGTTTCAGCAGGGAATTTAACTATTCTTGCAAATGGAGCTAATTCAGGCGCAGCACCTATCGGAGTATTCCAAGGCTGTCAATATACAGCAGCTAATGGAACACCAACATGGTCAGCTTATTGGCCAGCTTCTACAGCTGTACTAAGCGGATCACAAGCAAAAGGATACGTATGTGACGATCCGTATGCTACATTCATAGTACAAGCAGATGCGTCTGTAACAGCTGGAGATATTATGACTCTTAATTTCGAAGCTAATATAGGCACAGGTTCTACTATCACAGGTCAAAGTAATGGCTCATTAGATGCTAGTTCACGTAAAACAGGAGCAACAGCTCTGTTACGTCCTCTTGGATATGAAGAAATACCGGGCAATTCTGCCGAGTCTGCTTATCCGTCAATGGAAGTAGAATTAATCCACCATGCACTTCGTGCTGGTGCCGTAGCATAATAGAAAGGGAGAAATCACATGGCTGCTATTAATAGAGCTAGTATTGCGAAGCAACTTGTTCCCGGATTAAATGCTATATTTGGCATGGAATACGGAGAAGTTGTGGATGAATTAACACCATTATTTGAGACTGAAAGTTCAGACAGAGCATTTGAAGAAGAAGTACTCTTCACAGGTTTTGGATCAGCTCCAGTTAAAAATGAAGGTTCTGCTGTTCAATATGATACCGCTCAGGATTCATATACAGCAAGGTATACTGCAGAAACAATTGCATTAGCCTTTAGTGTAACAGAAGAAGCTATGGAGGATAATCTTTATGATACATTCTCTAAACTTCGTGCACGAGGTCTTGCAAGAGCGATGGCAAATACTAAACAAGTAAAAGGTGCAGACATCTTTAATCAAGGATTCAATGTACTTTATGGTGGTGGAGATGGAGTTCCTTTATTCTCTGCTTCTCACCCTACTATTGGTGGTGGAGTTCAAAGTAATTTGATTGCTACTAATGGTACAACTGACTTATCTGAAGCATCACTTGAATCTGCTTTAGTATCTGTTCAACTTGCTAAAGATGACAGAAACATTCTGATTGGTACAAATGGATTATCAATTCATATTGCACCACACAATCAGTTTGCAGCTGCTCGTCTATTAGACAGTCCTTACAGACCGGGTACTGCTGACAATGACATTAATGCAATTAACCATGGTGGTCTAGTACCTAATGGTTACTTCGTTAATAAACGATTCAGCGATGCGGATGCATGGTTCTTGAAAACAGATTGTCCTAACGGAACTAAAATGTTTAACAGAACACCATTGCAAACACAGATGTTACCTGACTTTGATACTGGAAACCTAAGATATAAGGCTAGAGAAAGATACTCTTTCGGTTGGTCTGATTGGAGAGGTTACTTCGGTTCAGCTGGAAGTTAACACTTAGAACACAGGGGAGGAGGATAATCTTTCTCCCCTATTTAATAATTACTTCTGACAGCGAAAGCTGACACTAGCCACGACAGGAGAGATAATATGGCGAATACTACTTTTTCAGGACCAATAAGAACGGGTTCTATTTCACAAACTACTGGAACTTCAGTAGGCGATGACGTTAAAAATATAGGTTGGGTACAAAATTCCCAAGCTTTCTTTGTATCACTTGCTGATACTACTGTATCTACAACTGTTGTTATTCCAGCACGTAGTATGATTACTGCAATACATGGACACGTAACAGAAATATTTAATTCAGGAACATCTGATGTTTTTGATATTGGTATTGTAGGTAATACTGATTTATTTGTAGATAATACATCAGTAGGAGATACAATTGGTTTTCATAATATAGGTGGAGTACCAGCTGATACAATAAATTGGACTGATACAGGTGCAACTGATCAAAGAGTAATCTGTGTACATACTGCAGCAGGTACTGCAGGTACTACTGGTGCAATGTATGTAGTCATTGATTATCTACAACATCGTAACTTTAATAATGTAGTGGATGTGTAACTGCTCCATAACTTAATTTCCATAAGTATTAAGTTTAGTTTATAATAGGGGAGGAGTAATTTTCTCCCCTGACAATTGGAGTAAAAGATGGCAACAAATATTAGAAGTGCTTTCGCAAGCTATAAAGTTTCAGTAGGTGGTGGCATGAATATGGTAGACTTACAAACAGGTGTGTCTATTATAGATACCCGTATAAGAGGTTTTGGTTATGCTGGTTCTACAGCTGATACAATAATAAGATTGGCTGATGTATCAGGAACAATAATAGAACAACCAATTACTGTTATTAATCAAAGCGATACAATTTATTTCGATGCCTTGGGTATCAGAGTAAATGGAAAAGTTTCTATGACAATGGTAAGTGTGGCAGCAGATGGAACTCAAGCTATTGTTTCTACTTCTGATCCTAAATCACGTACCTATATTTATTACGGATAGTTAAATGAATTATACTGCATTAGTAAGTTCAGTTATCGCAACCACAGAGAATGAAGCTGCAGAGTTTGTCGGTCAGCTTCCTAATATGGTGGGTAGAGCTCAAGAAAGAATACTTGGGGACATAGATGATATTGGTTTAACTAGCTACGTAAGTATTGCAGTAAGTATTAACAATCCCTTTATAACAGTACCAACTGGTTCACAGTTAGTAAAAGGACTAGTAGTAAATACTGCTGGTTCTCAAGGTTCTTTATTACAAA